GAAATATGGTCAAGAAAAACAGCGCTCTTGTCAAGAAACATCTCTTCGAGTTTCTCAACATCGGTCACGTCGGTAGCGTGTACGTTCTGCCAGATAACATCTTCGTATATGTACGCCACCTTACGGCCCGGCGGTGCCACGAATGTCTGCGGCGCGCGGAGGATTGTCTCGGTCCCGTTGTCGTTCATGAGCCCGAGAACGCCCGTCAACATGATGTTGACGTGCGCCGTCGTGTGCAGATGACCTATTACGTAAGCACCCCTGGGCAGAAACACTTCCCGAATATAAATGCCGGGGCCGAACCGATGCGTCACGGGGCAGTCCGCTTGCGGTTGGGCCAGCATCTCCTGCTCTATGGCGCCAACGTCGGTCATGTCGAAATGACGCGTCCCGACGCACGAAGATTGATAGACGCCGCCGCGCTAGCAAGGGTGGATATGAACCCGCCCGGCGCTAGGGCAGCGCCCACGATCTCGGGAAAAGTGTACGTCTCTCCAGGCTGAAGCGCCCTAGTCTTAATGATCAGGTTGCTATCACCCACAACCCCGTTGTTCGTCACCAGATTGACGCTCAATGCGGCCGCCACCGCGCTAAAGTTGGTGGCGGTAAATTTGTCAATCACCGTGGTCACGCCCGTTGACGTGTACTGCGTCGTTTGCGCGTTCTCGACAGTCTTGGCAGGTATCAGAACCTGCACGGTTACAGCCATGTCGCCAGTCCTTATTCAAGCAGAAGCGCATTATTAGGCGCAGCCTGCATAATAACCCAATTCGTGCCGTCAGACACCATCGTTGCCCAATCCCCAGATGACGCCGCCAAGATGGCCGTTCCTGCCGCGCCGCCCGCCAGCGGGACGACGTTGCTAGATGCCGACACCAGCAGATGAGACTGATAGTTTTGAAACGTCAACGTGCGTCCCGCGCTGCTAACCGCCGCCGGCAAGGTGACGGTGCAGGTTGACCCGGACTTGTTGTTGATAAGCCATGTCTCGTTGGTGGCGACGGTAAAGTCGGCCGTCTTGGTAACTGGTGTATAGCTGGGCACGACGATGGACGACGATACATTTTCCCAGCGCGAATTGGCGGCGTTGTATCGCAGCAAGTCTTGGTCAGCTAACGCCGATATCTGGACATTGCTATCGGTCACGCCTAGCGCCGACCCGAAAGTCGGACGCACAAACAAGACGCCATTCGTTGCCGCATGGATAACACTAGCGACAATTACTTTTGGGGCTGGCGCAACGGGGCTGGTTTTTGTTAGCCCGCCAGCGTAAGCAGGGTTGAAGAACAGAATGTCGCCGTCAACCCATGTCTCGCCGTAGAGCGAACCGGTAGTGTTGACGCCCCGCACTCCTCCAAACCACGTTATATACCCCCAATCGTTCAAGGCGATGTCCTGTGTGGCGACGCCCATCACATATTCGCTCTGAGTCGCAGACAAGCCTGTGGCGGGGGCCGCTTTCAGACCGCCGGACGCGCCCAGCGTACCAGCGAACATAACAACTTGGCCGCGGGTAATCGCGGACGACGCTTTGACGCGGTAATAGGCTTCCTCACCAATCTTCTGAATTATGTTACCGCTGTCCTCCATGACGAGGTTCAGCGTCTTGGCATTGTCCGCAGAGTTCCAATAGAGCGTGCCAGGCGTTGTTTCTGGTACCGACTGCGGTGCGGGTGCGAACGTCGTCCATGGCAAATTGGCCTGCTGAAGCGCCGCCATCGTTCCAAGTTGGGGAACGGTCAGCATCTTCAGGTCGTCAAGGTCACGCTGCAATTGTGCGATCTGGGCGTCTAAAGATGACGCGGTCGACAGCACACCTTGGATGTCGGTCAACAACGCAGCAAGTTCGCTAGATGCGCCGGGCGGGTCCAGCTGCGGCGAGTCCGCATCGGAAGTGATCTGATATTGGCTTATGAGGTATCGGAACCACTCACGCGAGATCAACCCGGTTTCGGTGTTAATCAGGCTGACGCGAGGGGGCGGAATGGGCGTTGGCTTAGACATTGGTAGGCGTGACCATGAGTTCCGCGCCGACGATGGCGATTTTTACCGGGTCAGAACCGGACACTTCATAAACGCGATCCCGCAGTTTCATAGTCATGCCAAGCCGCCGCCAGATGGTGCGGTAGCCGTAGCGCCCGATCTTGCCCATTGACCGCCAATGCTCGTTCGACCATGTGTGGCCGCCATCGTCGGACCAACGCAACATGACCTGGGGGTCGTCGCCCTGTCCGGTCACGACGCCCACGCCCGTCTCGCATTCGAGCTGCAATGCGTGCTGCGCGCTGCGGTTTAGCGTGTTGGCCCCCGTAGGCAGCGCCCGCCACGACCGCAGCCACCTCTGCGGTTGGGTATCGTCCTTGAAGTAAGTCAAGTCGAGAGCGTAGATGTTGCCGTTCTCAAAATCTCCAACAACGATCTGATTGTTGAAGTTCATTTGGCAGTTGGCGCGGTGGCGCGCGAACTCGCCTTGATACAATGCCGCGCGCTCATGCCACGCGTTGATGGCTGCGTCGTAAACCCAAGTAGTGTTGGCGAAAGGAAGGTTCAGAACGTAGAAACTATGACCGTCCTGCTGGTAGGTGTACGCTACCGCAGACGAAAGGTCAGTATATTGTTGTATCTGCCACTCAATAGCGTGCGTGCTGATGCGCTTGCCGACGTAGCCTTCAGCGCGGTAAACCATCCCGCGCCCCCGCGCGTCCTGCCCGAGCCAGAAGACGCTGTTGTCCATCTTGGCGACCGAAAATGGGGCGATGCAACCAATCTCGTTAAACGCGCCCTGAATGCGCTGGAGCGGAAAATCCGCCGCCCCGGCGTCGTACCAGACTTCTGTCGAATTGGACCCAAGCGCCCAAACTTCGCGGTGGTCCACAATGAGCGAGACCAATCCGTCGGGTGAACCTTCGGCGCTGGCGAAGTCTAACGCGTCAATATCCGTGCCGTCCAACAGCGCCGTCACCCAGATCTTCTGACTGTTAGGCTGGTTGAAAACAAAGTAACCATCCAGATAGCCGACCATCAACGCGCCAGGGAAATCAGGGTCCGTAATTGGGGTGAAAGCTGAGGTACCGGTGTTGTAAATGTAGCTAGGACCGTTGGCGGCAACGAATAGCTGCGTGCCATTGTCGGACATCGACACCGGGCCCAACCCAGCTATCGTGCCTAGCGCCGTGGCGTTCCACGATTGGTCGATACGGTAAAGCGTCTGGCCCGAGACGACAAAAGCCGTGGTAGACGTTCCACTGAACGACCACAAGCCGCGCACGGGGCCAGTCCCAATCGTCGCCAGCTTACGCAGGCCGGGCGCGCGAGACAGAAACGCCGGTTCGGCGCCGCCTTCGGGGACAATTTCAGGGAACAAGTTCACCATGCGGTTGTCGGCAGCGTTAACCGACCGCGCCACATAGGCCGACCCAAGAATAGGCGTTTTCATTAGTAGTTCCCAGCAAAAATGTTGAACCGTTGCCGGGTTCCGACGATGCTATATGGCAGCGCCATAACGTCGTCGGGGTTGTTTATGCGCTTCAGATTGCGCTTCGACGTCATTGCGATGCGCTGCACCTGCGGCGACGGCTCGACGCCAAACTCCGGTGCTAGCTCACACGCAAGGCAGTAGCGAAATGCTCGCAAGTAGCCGGGCGGGAAAGTAATGTTCGTCGCCAGGTTGGCGGGTTGGGACAGCTCGTCTACCGAAATAAAATGGAAGTGCAGCAGTTTGGTCGGCTTAGGGTAAACGAAAATCTCGATGTCGGGATACGTCATGTTGACGAACATGACCTGCGGGTACGTGCTCGTCACCGTCTTGACAGCGATACCGTTGTACTGCTGCTGGTTGATGAGCTTGATGCCGTAGGATATGCCTGTCGTAGGGTCTACGAAATAGGTGCTGTCCTCGACCAGCACGGGGCGCACTGGCGTGTAAAGCGGATCAACCGGCAGCAGAGAGCCGGTCGGCCCAAGCGTGGCGCTCAGCGAGTCAGGTTGCCACTGCATCACCTGATCGACGGTAGAGTAAACAGACAAACGTTCGGTGTTCCAGCTCTCAATGAGCTGGTTAAACGCGAACAGCGCATCCTGAGATGTTTCAGCGGACGGCGTTTCGCCTTCGGCCAAAACGCCGAGAAGCCGCAAAGAGCCGTTAATCAAGTCTCCTGCTGTCGTCGCCATCGTCTGGCCTTCCTTCACTCAACGGCCGTCTTCCGCGCCGCCGGACTACGAGTTGATTAGGCGCCTCCGACGTCAGATGCGCGGTAGGATCATAGCGCAACCAGCCATTATTCTCGTCAAAAATCGCTTCAGCTTCGACCATAGCGATCTTTGTGCCATGCTTGGGGTGCCGTAAATGAATCATCGGTTCCTCAACCAATCACCAAGATGACCGTTGAAGGTCTTATACCCAACATGGCCCATCTTAATTTCAGGATCAATCCAAACTTTCCCGCCCATATCCGTCCATCGGCGGCAGAAAGCGTAGTCTTCGCCCATTTTATGCTTGCCGATACGGTAGTCGGCAAATAGCGCCCAAGCGGTCTGATTAGGCGCCGACTCGACATAAAACGTCGTGTCGGGGTACTGGTCCACCATAGCCTCAAGTTGCCTGCGGGACAATTTCATAAACCCTGCGGGGACGCCAGCAACTTCCAGAAGCCCCGTCGCAGGGTCGGCCCATAGCTCTCCAGTGCCCTGCCACTTGACGCAATAGTTGATAGGATCACGACGTTGCGGATAGATGCCCGCCACCATATCGACGGGCTTATCGACCAGCTTCAGAAGTGCGCCCGCCTCCCAGATGACGTCGCTATCGATGAAAACCAGTGTGTCGCAGTCCGACGCCAGAAATTGAGCCACGATAAGGGCTCTCGCGTCGGCTATGAGCGCGTTGCCGCACTCGTCATGCACCCGCCATTCGTCGCCGCGCGCTTGCAACGCCATAAGGTCGGTCATGAGTGACCGCATGGTTCCAAGATGGATCGTTCCCGTGTAAGCGGGAATGGCGACCATGACCCTCATGTGATCCTCGACGGCTTGACAGCCTTGAGGCCAAATTCGAGGCAGAGACCGTTGTCCCTCAAGTGAATAATGTCGAAATCGGCCTTATAGATAGACCGAAAGTCCGACATCGGGGTGATACCGACCTGTTCCGTATATTGCGGCTGAACGAGGAACGTAAACACCTCACGAGGTAGAACGCGCGTATGCGAAGGGTCGCCCCAAGCCCACGGACTTGAGGGGAGAGGTACAGTGCCAAGCATAACGCCACCCGGCTTAAGCACCCGCCAGAAGTCCGAAAACTGCCTGAAAAAGAACTTATAGTCGCCCTGCTGCCCGCAATGCTCCAACACTTCATATGCGTGGATTTCGTCGAAATGATCGTCGGGAAACGGCAAGGTTTCGTTCAGATCGTGCACGACATCGGGGCTATGCGAGGCCTCTATATCAAGCGTGATAAGGCCGTCCCAATCGGGGCGGCCTCGCTGTTGTAGCTTTTTGACACGGTTGGAGCCGCAGCCAATCAGCAGTTCCATTAGGCGGTGATCCCGACCGACTTTAGCGCCGTGATGATCGAGTTGACCGCCGTAGCGATGTCCGTCGCCGTCGGCGTCGTGGCAAGCGTCGTGATGGCGCTGGCCTGCGCAACGGGCGTCGCGCCGTAGAACCCGACGGTTCCAGACGAGCCACCGAGCTGCACCGGCTGACCGGCGCGGCCAACGTTCATAACTTCGTTAGTGTTGCCGTCGCCGATCTGTTCGCCGTCGCCGACTTTGGGGAGAGCCATGTCTTCACACCCTTCTCAATTAGCCGATCAGTCCGACCGTCTTAAGACGGGAGATGATCGAGTTGACTGCAATGGCGATGTCAGTCGCCGTGGGAGTCGTGGCGAGGGTTGTCACCGCAGCGCCTTGAGTAACCGGTGTCGTACCGTAGAAGCCAACAGTCCCGCCGGACGCACCAACGATGGCGCCGTCGAGCTGCTGGTCTTCATAGGCAACACCAATAGGCTTGGTGTTCGGCATGATTATTAACCCCACAAACGGACGGCCATAGGTGCCCGGATGACGCTGTAACCGTACAGAACGTCGATACGGCAGGGCATGCGGTCGTTGTTGATGTCGTACTGACGGACAACACGCATCGAGATGCCGTTATGGACCTGACGCGAAGCCATATCGACACCCTGCGGGAGCAGAAGATCGGCAGTGGCAAAGGAGATGGCGTCCTTGTGATAGATGAGGTTCTGCGGGTAAACCGTAGAAGCACCACCAACGAAGGTCACCGTCGCGTCAACCTGCGGGAAGCTGTCAACCGTGGCAAGAGCGTTGGCCGACGTGTAGATGGCAGGAGAGATGTCAACGTCCGTGAACTTCGTGCCTGCAGCCGTAGAAGCCGCCGTCACAACGAACTGCTGCAGCGCGCCGGTGCTTTCGCGGGTCTGCGGGTTGACCGCATACACGCCGGAGATCGTGAAGACGTCGCCGACCGCCAGAGTATGGGTGTTGGTCGCGCCCTTGATCGTGATCTTGGACGTGCCCTGCGCAGTGATCGTGGCGTCAACCTGGTAGGTATTGGACGTGGCGCGCGAGCCCGTCGTAAACTGACGGATCGACTGCGACATATTCATTTCTTCGTAGCCGAGCACGCCCTCGCCCATGATGCCGTTCTTGAACTGACGGCTGATGGTATCGACAGGGTTGAAAAGGCCCTTCATGCCCTCGACCAGACCGGCGTTCGCAGCCGGGTTGACGGTGGCATAACGAGGAGACATAGGCGCGGCGGCTTCGTTGAGCTTCTGCTGAGCCTGCAGCAGAACCAGCGACGTAGACGGAACCGTGCCGGGGGTGCCAACGGAATTGTAAATAGACTTGAAAGAGTTGGCGACGTCGGCGTCAATGGAAGACGCAAGCTGCGAAATACGCGGCTTGAGTACGCGCTCGGCAAAGTCGTCCAACTGCATCGTCAGTTCGGCCGACGTGAAGTTGACGCCGATGTGCTTCTGAGAAGCAACCGCGAGCGTGGTGTACTGCTCGTTGTCGTCCTGCACCTGGAGCGCCGCGCCGTCCGTCACCAGCGCGCGATCGGGCAAGCGGATGCGAAGAGTCGAGCCGATCTTGGCGCCTTCAACGGCGAAGCTGTCGTCGTACTGGCGGTTCACTGTGCGGGTGAGCACAAGGTTGTTCTCAAGGATTTCGAGAGCCTTGCGCGTAATCATATCAATAGTCAGAAGGCTGTTAGCCATGGGTCACGTCCCTAGCGTTGGCGCTGTGCCCTCAGCTTTGCGATTTGCCTCTGACGTTCGGCTTCGATCCACTCCGACGTACTCATGGTCTTCATAGAACGCGGGTCGGTCGTATCATAAGCCTGTCCTCCCGATGCTCGGGGGGTGACAGGGGCTATCGGTGCCGGGGCGGTCGAAGTTTTCTTAACCGGCGGGTTCGAGGCTAGTTTTGCCTCAATTCTTCCGATTTCCCGTGCCTGCAAGATAGGCGGCAGGGAAGCAATACGACTGGCATCCTTTGGATTGGAACCGAGCCAGTAAATGACGTCGGGGCCAAGTTCAGAAGCCTGTATCGTCTGAGCCATCACGTCCGTGACAGAAAGGCGTGGGTTGTACGCGACCTGCTCGAAGTCGTCATACTTAGCCCGTGCTTCTTCTTCACGGTCCTGATAAGCCTCAAGAAACTGGGCCTGCTGCTTCGCGGCCTCCCGTTGCGCCAAGAGTTCTTGTGCCTTGCGTTCAGCCAATGCTTCCGCATAGGTGGCCGCGTCGGAAAAGTCCTCTGGTGCGGGCGGTGGGGCTTGGTTAGCCTTTTGTTCCGCTAAGCGTTGAGCCTGTTCTCGCTCCCATTTACGCTGTTCTCTTGCAAGGCGTTTACCAACAATCGCGTCAAGCTCTTCTTGTGTGAAGGTCTTGGGCGGGTCTGCTGGCTTTCCTTCCGGCGTTTCTACTTCGGGGGCAGGGGTCGCCGTGACGTCCTGTTCCGGCGCGGGTTCAGCCGCTTGATTCTCAATAGACATATAAAGCCCCGTAAGGGTGAGCCTGATGGAACCGCATCAGTTACGGAATACGGCTACTATGCAACATACTGTATGGCGTTGGCAATAGTGTCTTTATAGGCGGAAATGACCTCCGGTGTGTGGACGGCGGCGCAGATGCCACGAATTCTGTCAGCTTCGTTGGCGTAGTCGTCGCCGGGGGCGATGACATGCCGATGGAACGTCCGGCTCTGCTCCTCACCGTCTTCCATGAACGAGGTGCGGGTGCGGACGTAAACGCAGCCGTTTTCAACTACGGTAATGTTGTCTACGATGACCTGCTTGGTGAGCATCTGGCGCCTCTTAGGCTGTGTAATTGTTGGCTGATTCAGTCAAGTTGTTAAGGGGCGCCGTGCCGCACGCTTGCAGCATGTTGGCGTAGGCCACGACACGGCTGCCGTCTGAGTTGTTGATGCCGTAGCGCCCCCCGTAAGTATTGTTCCCGGTCAGAAGCACGCGCTCAATGTAATTGAGAGTAATCGCCACCAGCACAATCGCGTCGTAAGTGTTAACGGACGTTGTTTGAATGGCGTTGCCAGAAATAACGACGCCCCGCATTAACTTGACAGACGAGCGGTTCACGACAGTCAGGCCAGCGTGGCGAACGTAGACAGAATTGTTTGAAATAACTAGGGCGAACATGCTGCCGCTTGACGCCGCCTGTTCTACCAAGATGCCGCTACCGCTGCTGGTGAACAACATATTGACAGTGTTGTTTGAGATGTTGAGCTGTGCGTTGTCGCCCGTGCGCAGGTTCTCATAAGAAATGCCATAAGCGTCCGTCAGCGAAATAGGACGTGTAACGGTGTTGCCAACGCATGACGTCGTGTCCGATATGTTTACGTTGATGCACGACGGTTGCAGCAGGATACCGGCGCGGCTGAAACCTTGCACGATATTGTTGGAGATGACCATGTCGGTTCCTTGCGCCGAAATCCCGTCCTGAGAAATTTCGGTTGAGTCACCGCCGCAAACGTTGCCGTTAAACACGATGAATTGCGCTTGCGGGTGTGAATCAAGCGGAGCGTCCGTGCAAGCAGTGAACGTGCACCCGGTGACGGTAATGTTTCGGTCAACGCCGTTCTCGGCCCCCGTAGCAAAACCGTGGCGGTGGTCATAACCGACGCAGCCGTTGATGGTGATGTTATTGCAGCCGTTTAGTGCGGTAAACCCGTAAGCCAGTCCAGTTGACTGGTCGGAATGGTAGGCGCCGCAATAAGACGCGCGGCAATTCGCAGACCGTAAGAACTGAAAATGCCGGTCGGCGAAGAAATAGCTGTTGCAACCCTCTAGCACGACGTTTTCGGCCAGATAGATGTTAACGCCCACCTGCGCCTTGCCAAGGCCGCCGCCAATCAGCTGGATGTTGCTCAGAAGTATGTTCCGCTTCATCTGTGGGATGAAGAAGACTGGGCTGGACTGGTAGTAATCAAATACGCGGCGATAGGGTGTTACGGTAGTTCCGGACACCGTCCGCACTTTAATTAACTCGCCGTTTGTGCTGCCGCCGACGCCAAATACTGTGTTGCTTTGCAGATAGAGCATCACATCCGTAGCGATACCGGTGGCGTCTGATACGACAAAACTATCAGAACCCGACGAAATTGAGCTCATCACCTTGCCGGAACCAAGCGTGCCGGTCACCTCCAACAAAGTGTCGTAGTCCGCCATGCCGGAGCCGTCCAACGTGCCGTTGCGCATCACAAAGTTAGACGGCAGCGATAGAGACGATGTTATCTTATATGTCTTGTTCAGCAAATCCAGACAGCCGTTTGCAGCCGCGTTTATGGCGTTCTGCATGGCCGTCGTGTCGTCGGCCACGTTGTCGCCGACGGCACCGTAGTCTAACGGGCTGACTGGCGCGCTGCGAATCATCAGGTTGGTAAACTGATCGCCTGCGCTGCCCGAGATCATAGACGGGAGTACTTTGGTCAGAGCCATGTCGTGTGTCCTCTAGGGAACGCGGTAGACAACGTTGAAGTATTTGCTGCCCGCAAGAATGTTGGTTTCGTTCATGATTGCGTAGCCAGCTGGGGTGCCGGTTCCGCCTTGCTGATAGAGGCACCACAAAAACGAGTTCCCGGAAAACGCGCCGATAGCCATAGACGCGCCTGTGAAACTAAACCCATCACCCAAGAAGCCTCCGACGACGTAGTCCGTGATGGAATAGGGTAGCCCGTCAATCGTCATGTTGCCAGTAGACGAACCGTTAGCCGTGATGGTTATGGAGCCTTGGATATAAACAACGCGGCCGATCTTGGTGTATGAGCCGCCCGATGTATAAGTCATGCCGACATTGGCTCCGCCGAATTTCGGCACGGGCGTCCAAGAACCCTCTTCGTAGTCGTCCAGCAGTTCGCTTGTCATGCCGGCCGCGTGAGCGTCTGCAGAGAAATCAACGCCATTGCCAGCCGTGCCGATAATGAGATTACCGCCTGAGACGGTTTGGCTCCCCGTAAAGGTCTGCGCGGCGTCGGTGCGAGCCACAGTAAAGTTGGCATTGGGCGTTGTCATGACGCGGGTGGTGCCGGCGGCGGGGCCAACAACCTGCAACAGGCCAGTGGTGGCGTTGGACCGGACATTCTTTACTGTCAGATCGTTCGTAGCAACTTTCCGCGTAGCGCTCGACTGCACAATCGGCAACACCTCGGTCCCCGCCAAAGGCAGCGTGGCTGAAGTCAGTTGCGAGATTTTTGAGTTCGACATCAGGTGTACACAACTTCAATTGCGGCTGAGTTGGGCGGAGCTTCCGAAAAAGTCAACGTAGTAGACGCCACTGTGTAGGTGCTTTTCTGCTGGTAAACGCCGCTAACGTAAACTTGCGTCGTCGCCAAGCCGGCCGGGGCAGACGGCAACGTGAACGCTACGGTCGAACCGTTGCCGGTGAAGGTGGCCGTGATTGGGCTGCCGGTAAAGCTGCCTCCGATGTTGTTGTAAGTCCCTATGAGAACTTCGGCGGACGTTTTCAGGACAAACTTGTACTGGGAGGCGTAGTCGAGCCAAATCTCGCCCCCGGGGACGCGGCCTGCAGAGTCCAGCACAATAGGGTTGGCGTGTGCGACCGTGCCAGAAGATGACGTGTAGGTCGCCAACGGCGTGTTGGTGCTAGCCTCATAGGTGTAGAACTTGCCGCCAGACAAAGGCACGCCGTTGTTGTCGAACATTTGTGCGGCGGCGCCTGCGACAATGGAGAGCGTGACAATCGGCATGGAAGGCCTTTATTCGTAAGAGACAGTAACTTTAGGGTTCGTGCCGCCCAGAACGACGTAAAGGCCATTTTTCAGATAAAGGCCATCCTCGTCGCCCGTAAACACGTACTGACCGGGCGTGGCAGCCGAGAACTCGGCGATGACGACCGGGTCGGATGCGGACGATGCCGCGCTATCGTAAATCGCGACAGTTGGCGACGAACCCGAACTGCAAAAGATGCCGACCAATTTGGTGGCGCCAACTTTCACCTGCGACGAAGCCGTCAGATATGCGTAGTTAGCCATGTTATCCTCACGCCAAGAATTTCAGTTTGTAGATCGTGGAATAGTACAGCCCCAGAATTTCGTCGATGATGTTCTGTAGCGGCGTACAATCTTTGTCCACGACGTCGTACCGCGTCTTCATCAAGTCCTCGGCTTGGTCTTCCAAGAACTCAACGATATTGTTCGTCTTCTGGGCGGACATGAGTGAAATCGGGCCAATTAGTCCGTATTTTCCCTGATATGCTTCCGCAAACTTGTCCGCTAAGTCTATCACGCCTTCGTAGAACTTATTGAGCGCCTTATGCTTGGCGTAGGACCGCGTGTTTAGGTGCACGGAATGCGCAACATCGCGTGCAAGAAACAGCTTTCCCAAGAACTTGTCGCAGCTCATCGCATGGCCCCTTCCAAAGGCATTTCGTACTGCATTTCCGCCGCTTCACTCGGTGGCTCTCGCAGTGGCGAGCTACCCGGCACAATGTCGCCAGTGTCCATCGCCGCCGCGATGGTGCCCATCACGATGTCTTGGATCTGTTCTGGCGTCATGCCTGCCTGAACGGCTGCAATACGCTTAGTTTCGGCCTCGTAGGCCTTGATGTCGAGCTGTTGCGCTTCAAACGACTGCTCGACTTTCTTGAGCATCCCAACGACCTGATTAAGTTCCTGCGTAAGCGCTTCGATCTGCTGCTGCGCCATCTGCATCTGCGGAGACTGGTCTTCACCCTCCAGAATCTTCGGATCGATGATTTTGGCGAAGCGTGCGGCCATCTCCTGCGCACCAGGCCAGTCCATGTTCTTGATGAACAGGTCGCCCGCCACGCTCCAGAGCTGCGGGTTAGACTGCAAGAGCATGGACATTGCGTCCAGCGCCTCTTGGCGCTTGGTCATGTAGCCGGGGCCGGTCGTGACCTTTACATCGTAGATGCCGACAGAAGGATTGTAGATTTTCTCGACCACGTTGCCCATCTGGTCGCGAAGCTCGCGGACCGGCTCGGGCTGCATCGGGTTGATACGAACCATATCGACCTCACCGTCGATGCCGACAATGCGTGCGACACGCTCGGTATCGTAGATCTTCGGGATGAGATCGACCAACTGCCGCGTCACATGACGAACCGCGCGAGACAGGTTGTCCACGTAGTGGTAGGTGCCGACGTCGGCCTGTCGCTCGCGAGCGAGGATAGCCCTGCCGGACCGCTCATTGCTCTCGGCGCCGAGACTGGGGTTATACTGCCCCGTGGTCGTCTTGATGTCGTCAGCGGCGCCCATCTTGGCTTGAATAAGGCCTGTCTGGGGCAAAGGCGGTGCGGCGCGAGCGGGGAGAGGTAGAGGCGAGCCGGCGCCGTCAGTGACGTCCGGGTTGACCTCAAGATACGGCCAGTTGTTCGTGTTGGCCGTCTTCCATTGCATCTCGTAGCCCTCAAACTGGCCGCCATAGCCAATGAAGGGGGCTTTCGGTGCCAGCGCGAGCATCTCTGCTTCCTGGCTTACCCAGTAGTTATACATGCGCTGGGCGTCTTTAGCGTTACGCACGAGGCCAGAGATATACATCTGGCCGTCTACCTCGAACTCGTTGCCAACAACGCGGACAACGGGAATCCACTTGCCTGCCCAATCCCGCTCCTCCAGCACCTCAAAGCCGTTGGTCTTGATCCACTTGACCTGCTTCCGGTCTACCTGCCGACTGCGGGCGGGCTTGCCAAATTGCGCGCGAAGCTGCTTGTCGAGGGGAGAGTTATTGAACGCGGTTATATTTCCTGGGTAGAGGTTCAGCGTCGCAGTCTTGTGCTCGATATAGAAGTATTCGGCAATGCGGACCATATCCCCGCTCAGCCACTGGCTGAGGGACTGATCGCCGACGCCCTGCGTCATAAGAGATGAGATCGGCGAGGCGTTCGGATAACGCCGGGCGTAGTCTTCCTTGCTGATGTCTTCTGTGATGAAACACCACTCAGCGTCGGCGCCGCATGGATCTTGAATGGCCGGGTCCATGTAAACCGAAAACGAGTTGCGCACGCGGCCGATCTTAATGTCCTGATCAAAGCTGTCTTCGCGGGCGTACTCGGTCAGAATACGAATGTACCCTTCGCCGAACGTGACCTGGTTATCGCAAGCCGTGTCGTAGGCTACGTCAGCGTCCGAGATGTACTCGATGTGGCGCACGATGCCGTCAAGGATCTCCGCTACCGCTATGTCGGCGCGGTCGTCGGCGGGGATCACCTTGCCGGTCGGACGGTTCTGCCGCTGCTCGTTCGTCACCTGCCGGACGTGCTGCGGTAGCTTGTTAATGGTGAGGCACGGGCGCGCGTTGATCGTCTGACCCTGCACCGATCCGCGCGTTGCCAGCACATCCGCAGGCCACTGCCATTGGTTGTCCGGCGACCCGGCCATGAAGCGGAGGTCGTCTAGCTCGTCTTCGCGGCTGTCCGAAAACGCCGAGATCGCCATCGTGAAACGACGGCGCATCTGCGACAGGCGGTCTCGGTCGTTGGCCTCTGAGACTTTGCCAGCGGCCTCTACATCATTTGCGGCCATTATTTGCCTTCAAGAACTTTGGATACAGTAGCCTTGACGTTGAGCTTTGCCGGGACCGAGCCGTGGCAATCCTTGCTGTACGTCGGCGTGTTGCGGCTGGGCATGACGCCGCTAGCCATCTTCGGCTGGCGCGCGACCAACTTCTTCACCGGTGCGAGCTTGTTCATTTCTTCTTCCCCTTCTTGGCCTCTGCGGCCCGTTTTACCGAGTACGCAATGGCAACCGCCTGTTTCTGGGGCTTGCCTGCGGCGATTTCGGCCTTGATATTCTTGCGCATGGCGTTCTTAGACGCAGATTTAACGAGCGGCATCACTTTTTCCTCGTCTTGGCGGCTTTTTCGAACGCTTTGGCGGTCGGTGCACCCTTAGAGCCGGGTTTCCGCATCTTTTCGCCCGATCCGGCGGCGATCCGTTGCCGCTTGGCGTGAATGTTAGCGTACAAACCGGGTTTCTTAGTCACAGTTCCACCTTTTCATAGCCGCTTTGGCGCGTTCGGCGTTCTTCGACTTGGCGACCACGCCGCCCATGCGAGCACAAAAGGATGCCTTACGCCCTTTGTCCGCTTTGGTCTTAGGATTCGGCGCCGGGGCCTTCAAATTGCTGCCCGTCTCGCGGTTATACTTAGCCCGACCCTTTGCCGTCAGGCCAGCGCCTTGCTTAACAGGCAGCTTTTCCCCCCGCCCAACGGACAAAGAAACGGACTTTTTTGCCATTATGAGGCCATCCAAGACGTTGGAATTGTTGACGGAGAGTAACCGCGGTTGCGAGACGCGTCAACGCGGGCTTCGCGGTGCGCCACGGGGTACGCAAACGTCACCGCAATAGCGTCGGCCGCGTCGGGTGACGCCAGCCCCCGCGCTTTCATGTCCTTCTTGCTCTCCAAGAACACCGTTCCCTTGCTGTCGAACTTCATCATGGGGCCGGTCAGGTCGTTCTTTAGAAAACGGTCGTCGGGCAAGCTGGCGCTCTTCAGCCACTCACGCATCGACCCCCACATCTCCGCCCGCTTGTTGCCCCACATCATCGGGTTCTTGGACTTGTTCCCAAAGTTTACGCCCCGGATCTTGTACCGCTGCTCCTTCAGCCGGTCGACGACGCCCGCGCCAAGGCCGCCCTCGTCGATCACCACCAGCGCGGGCTTGAACTCCTCGATGGCGTCGATGACCCGCCCGACCGTCTCCATCGTGTCGTCGCCCCGATGCTTGCGCACCGCGATGATGTCCCGCCCCTGCCGCACAGCGATGACGGTGGCGTCCGCGCCGAACCGCGCCGGATCGACGCCGATGATGATTGGTGCAGTGGCGTCCTTCCACCGCGGGCGCCGCATGGCCTCGTTGACGATGTGCGGGCCGATAAACTGGTCATCCGACGCGTTCGGAAACTGCCCGTACACCTCGACGTGCGCCTGGCTGGAGTCCGGGCCGTACTCGTCAATAATGCGCTGATACACCGCTTTGTCGGTGCCCTCGACCTCGCGCGCATCGACCATCTTCGTGCGCCAGAAGTCGCGCTTGGAGTGGTGCGTTTCGTAGAAATACCCACTGTTACGCCGGGGGTTTGAGAAGGCGAAGTGAAACCGGTGCGGCGTGTTTTCGGTAAAGAATCCGTCGCTGACCGCCCAGATGGCGTCGTCGATACCGCTGGCCTCGTCGAATACCAGCATTACGCCATCGAAGTTGTGCACGCCCGCGTAGGCGTCGGGATTCTCCGCGCTCCACAGGCGCCCCTCGACGCCCCAGTAGCGCGTGCCCTTGCGCAAGTCCTTCTCAACGAGCTCCGCCATCCACTTAGCGGGAGCAACACGCGTGGCGCTAACCTCAAACCAGTGGCCGTTCAAGCTCATACTTAGCCACTTGGTAATTTCGGCCCACGTGACCGAGCGCAACTGCGCTTCGGAGTTGGCCGAGACAATGGTCGTGGAGCCTATGCGCGTGGACAACATCCACAACACCAGCCAGCTCACCAACGCCGACTTACCAATGCCTCGGCCAGACGACACCGACATCCGAAACGTGTCGTAGTCCACCTTGCCGTTGTTCTGTTTTATGTGCTCGGCAAGGTCTCGCAACACTTCTCGCTGCCATTTACGCGGCCCCGAAAAGTGCTCCAACGGCGTGTTTTTCTGCCCCCAAGGGAAGTTGAGCAGGACGAAGTTAAGCGGGTTGTCCTTGATGTTGGGCGCCCACAACCTCGCCATCAACTCCATCTCGTCGCTGGGGGAGTATATGGGCGTTTGCACCGGAATCATCCTCTACGACTGTAAACGCCCCCTCAATGACGCGCTGTTGCGCCAGATCAAGCGCATGGCGGATCGAGATGGTCTGTTCAACATTGACATCCACGGCCTGCTTGGCAACCCAGCCGTGCACGTGCTTCAGCAGATCCAGCGCCGCTTTGGTATCGCCTCGTTCTGCCGCTCTATGCAGAATGCCGGAAAGCTCCATCTCTCCGTCAGCGCGGCCCTTCAATTCGGCCATTTCAGCGATAGGGTCGAATTGGATGAGCTGCCTATACTCGGCAGGCATCATACCGGCCGCGAACGCCAGCGTGTCGCCCTTCAAACCCCTACGCGCAGCCGAATAGATAGCGTCCAACCGCGCCTCGGTGGCGCGGAGTTTACGGGGTTCGTGTGGTAGGGATCGCCAGCTCATAAGCAGAAATATACGTCAAGCGTTGTTTGGCGGCAAGATTTGTTACGGGGCAGCAAAAATTGTTACGGACGGCAGGTTGCAGAAAAATAAAAATTTGCAAAACAAAGTGTTGCGGTTTGCGGACTGCAGAAAAATAAAAATTTTCGGGTGAACGCTTCGTGACCGTGACCGGGGCCGGCGGGCCCCCTCCCCCCCCGTCCTGGCCGGGCCGGGCAGCGCCAGCCGAGCAGCGCTCGACCGCGCCGGCGACGACGGCAGCGCCATTCGCATAATCTATATTATGGAAAATTGAGGCGACGCTGGGGATAACGCTTGACCATGTGCAATAGATTGCTTTACACTTCAGACGTCAACGGTAAGGAGCCACGACGATGCCGACCCTATATGTGATCTTCTGGACGTTTCGCGCATATAAAGAGACTGTGACGCGCCCAGGCGCCGAACGGTTCGAGACCTGGACAGAGGCATGGGCGCATGCCGAATCGATCATGGACGCGCTCCCCACTTTTCAAGCGCGCTGCATCAGCTATACAATTGACCCGTCGCTATAGAGCGACATTCGAGCGCCAAACTAAGCCCCGCCATCGTGTGGGGCTTTTTCTTTTGCGCAGCCCTTCGAGCGCCAGCGCAGC